GAAATACTTGTGCACAATCTTTACCTTCAAAAGGTTCTCGCCAATGTGCAAGATCACAACCAGAATAAATTAACATATCACCTGGTTTAAGATCGACCTTAACACCAGCTTGTCCTGTTTTTCCTGTTGGATCTAAATATATAGGCCATGAGTCACCACCCAAATTTAAAGTAGTAGATACTTCACATGAATATCTATCTTTGTGCCTTGCTAGGATGTCTCCTTTTTTATAAATTCTTGCATAAGAATAAGTAGGACTTAACTTTAGTCCAGTTTCTTTATTCATTTTATCATTTAATTTACCTAACAATGTTTCCATTACCATATCACCATAGTGTGAATAAGTATTAGGAACTTGCGAATCATTCCATACACCATGTTCTGTGTTAAATGGTGACAAATATTTTTGATCAAACAAAAATCTAGCTGCAATTCTTTTGTTTAAAAAATAAGTATAAACAAATTCTGCTAGTTCAGGTGATATTGCTGCTTTTAATACTTTATATTTATTTTTTTTAAACGACATTTATTTCTCCTTTTTATACATTATATTTAATACCATTCTATTTTTACAATTAGTTGCATTAGTCCCAAAATGTTTATTATTAGATGAAAAAAATACAGCTTTATTTGCTTTAGATTTAATTTTTTTATTACCTATTTTAGTATAACCATTATTAGTGTTCACATAATATATAATACTTTTGTGTTTAGGATCTATTGGATAATCAATATGTTTATTAAATTTTATTAATTTATGACTAATCGGATTTAAATTTGCTTTTATTTTTATTAAATTTTTAACTTTAAGTTTTTTGAGTAATGGTTTTAATTGATCAAACCAAGAAGAGTTTATTTGATTATTATTAAAAAACAAATGAGTAAATTGATAGTGAAATAATTTATTATCTCCTTCAACTTTTTGGGAATTAAAATACCAGGGAAAATATTCATTGTTCATTGTATTATTTAATTCAGTATAATGTTTTTTAGATAAAACATTTTCTACAATTTTAACGGACATTTAATACTCCTTTAGGAATTGCTTGGCAGTTCCAATGTATAAACCTAAACGGCTCTATACCTAAATCAACAATGTATTGATGGGGCATATACGACGGAAAGAATATCATTCGACCTGGTTGTACTTTATAATGCACCATTGAACTTGCATAGGTTACTTTTGTTTTATCTAATTCAGGTAAAAGATTCATGACATTACCTGCACGTGGGTCTTCAAATAAAGGCATTGATGTTTTATCACTAGCTTTTAAAAAATAAAAACCAGATATATGACCATTCCAATGTGTATGTAATGTATGATGGCCTCCTCCACTTTTAGCAAATTCCTGCACCCACATTTCTGTGGTAAATAATTGATGATCACTCATATCAAAACCCATTTCCATTAATAAATTATGTGAAGTTGCACCTATATAATCTGTTAATGTTTTAAATTTAGGGTCACCTATTAAAGTTGTTGAATGATAAACACTACCAAGATCACCTTTAGTTTTATTTGTTTTATTTCGTTTATTTATATCGGACTGTAAATTTTTTCTAGCTATGTTAATATAACTATCTGAAGCTTTATCTATTTCACTAACAAATTCTGGAGCATCTGCAAACCATATAGGGCATTTAAAATAATCTTCTCTGTTTAACTGTTGAGGGTATTTAGGTTTTTTAATTTTTTTCTTTTTCATATCTTTCCTATTTGAATGGCCATCCAAGATTCCAGATTACTAGACTGTGTCTAACACCACTTTTGACCGGTTTAACTCTATGCCATACATCAGAAGGAAATACAACTAAAGAACCTTTAGATCTTATTTCTTTTAATACATGAGTATTTGCTTTTTTATCTGGATCCATGTTTCTCATATCAAATTCTAATTCACCACCTTTATATTCTTTGTCATTAGATAAAGATAAAGTTACAGATAATTTTCTTTGTTTACCATGACTTGATGTGTTGGGAGAATCATAAGGTTTGTCCCAACTATCACAATGCCAATCATAGTACTGGCCTTTTTTATATTTTGTAAACTGACAAGACTCAGAAAAATCCCATTGAAAATTCCAATTAGCATCTTTGTTAGCTTGATGTATAAAGGGGTGTATTGCATTATAAATCCAACGTTCGTTTAACCAAATAATATCTGAATCTCTTTTCTTTTTTAAATCTTGTACTTCTTTTTTATTTAATTTTTTGTTACCATAAGCACCTGTAACTGCCATTTGATCTTGAATAGATTTTGCATAACGCACAATGTCATCACACACATGATGAGGTATGGCATCTTTAAACCAGTAATAATAATTTTGTAATTGCATATGTCTTTATAAAGACAATATAAAATAGTATTATGAAATTGTAAACGTTCCAGAAACTGTAAATGTAGCTATCTTATCTCCGCCTGGGTGAGTTGCTGTTGCGTTAGTTCCTGGAGATACAGATAAAGTTGCAGCACTTGGTGTTCTAATTATTACTGCTCCCGATCCACCATTTCCTGCGCTTGGTCCACCATCTTTAGATCCACCGCCACCACCACCGGTGTTAGTAGTCCCATTTCCACCACTTGGTCCACCACCTGCTCCACCACCACCTGGTCCAGCGGCTCCACCACTTGAACAACTACCACCACCTCCACCACCAGCAAATTCAGTAATTGAAAAAGGAGTTCCACCAGAGTTAATTGTATTAGGTGCTCCTGCTCCACCATTACCACCATTACTTCCTGAACCAACTCCACCAGCACCACCAGCTCCACCACCACCACCTTGTGGTCCTCTAGGACTTAATGAGTTAGCTCCATTACCACCATCATTACCTTGAGGAATTGGACTAAACGGAGGAGTGTTTCCTGAACCACCAGCAGCTCCGCCAGGTATACCACCTCTAGCTCCACCACCACCTCCAGAACCTCCATCACCACCACCATAGTTATCATCTTGACCACCTCGACCACCACCAGTTGTAGTAATCATTGTTGATGATTCAGAACCACCTACTCCAAATATTGAATCACTTCCAGGATTACCATTTAGCGTACCTGGTTGAGCCCCACCAGCACCAACTGTAACTGTATAGTCTCCTTCTTCTAAAGTTAATGCACTGGCTTGTAAAGGACTTGGACCAAATCCTGACGCACGATAACCTCCAGCTCCACCTCCACCACCAGCATTATATGAACCTGAACCACCACCAGCTACTACTAAGAAATTTATTCCTGTGTATTCAACAACAGGTAAAACCCATGTTCCGCTTTGTATTGCTGCCATTTGACTTTGCATTGACCATACACCACTTGCTTTGTTTAATTCTTTTACGATAACTACACCTGGTCCACCATTACCACCTGCACCTCTACAAGGAGCTGGGTCAGTACCAAAACCGCCACCACCGCCACCACCAGAGTTTGTTGTTCCTGGATTAGTTTTAGATGGTGCACTTCCACCTGCGCCTCCACCAGTTCCACCTGCTCCAGCAGTTCCTGGTAAATTATTTACATATAAACTTCCACCACCGCCTGAACCTACAACAGTTACAGTTGGACTTGCCATATTTGTATCTAAAGTTAAACCTGCTCCACCTGTTCCACCTGTATTTGGAGATGAAGCATTACCACCTACAGCAGAATATCCTCCACCACCTCCACCACCTTGTGGGTATAAACCATTTCCACCTGGATTTCCTTGACCAGCAGTTCCTGAAGCTCCTGCTGAGCAACAATAACCCGTGCTTCCACCACCTGATCCTCCAGGTCTTCCTGTTCTTTCTGGACCATCGTGATTACCACCACCGCCACCACCGACAGTAGAATAAGTAGTGCCACCTACTACTATACTTGAAGTTGCTCCATCAGATCCAGCTGAACCACCAGAGTTAGGAGTTCCAGCTCCACCGGCTCCGATTACCACTGCTCCTAAAGCAGTGTTACCACATACAGATAATTCTAAACATTTAACTCCACCACCGCCACCACCACCGCCAACGGCTGAACCTGTACCACCACCACCGCCTCCTGCAGAAACAACAGTTTTAATTAATCTAGTTCCTGGTTGAGTTGTAACTGCACTTGGTGCGCTTGATGTTTTAGTTGTAATTTTATTTTTTCCGTAAGAAGTTTTATTACTTACTCCTA